TGTTGAAAAATTAACCACTCCACACTCCGCCTTGCGTCGCCATCTCAGGCGCCCAGCTGAACCACGGCAAACCGCCATCGCTCGCGGGCGGCGCTTTCGCCACGTCGTGACCGCTCATTACGTTGTAGCGGGTGGCATCCATCAAGTGATCATTCTTCTTGATAATGTTGCCTTTCTCATCGCGACGATACAGGCGCACCTCTTTGAACCAATTCACGCAGGTGCTGAAGATGCGCAGCTGCTGCGTCGAAAGCATGTCCCAGGTCTGCACCAGCCCGGTCACGACGGTGTTGTCGGCCTTGCTGACCTTCAGCCCGAGGTTGCAGTACGTGTCGATCAGCAATTCACCATCGGTGCCGCGCGCTTTCTGCGCCGCAGGGTCTATCACGCCGTGAATCCACGGACCGCGCCGATTGATCGCTGCGACATGTACTGCAGGGTCGGCTTGACCGCGATAGTACTCGTCGTACATCACCGCCGGGTACCGTTGGTTGCCGGCGGCGTCTTTGAATCCGTTGTCGATGTCCCAAGCGAACCAGCACACCGCGGTGCAGTTCCAGCCCGGGTCCATCCCGTACGAGCGCGGCCAGTGTGCCGGGATATCGAACGGCTGAATCATCATCACGTTTTCAGGTATCGGGTAAATCGCGCCAACACCGTGCCCGGGTATGCCGGACTTACGAGCCTGCAGCTGCCACGCTGGCACGCTCGCCAAAATTTTCTTTTTCTCAGACTCGCTGAGATGTGGAACGTCATCCATGTCAAGGAAAACTGCGCTCTTTGACAATTAGGTAAACTCCAGTGCGAGAAAATATCTGCGAGCTAGTTCGATACCAGTCGCACTGTCCCCTAGCAAGCCGATACCGGCGTTGCATTTATAACAAAGCCAACCACGGAACTCTCCAGTTTCGTGGTCGTGATCAATAACCAACGAACGGCCGTTTGGTTTCTGCGCGCAGCATTCGCAAAAGGCTGGTTCCGGGCGAGTAGCCTGCGGGATTCCGTTTTCTATTCTTCGCCGTAACTTAGCTCGCTCTCTATACACTGGGTCGCTGTGATAGTGTCGAGCCGCTTGCGCGTTTACTTTCAAACGATTTTTAGATCTATACCGAGCCGTAGCGGCTCGACCACACGCAATACATGACCCGTATTTGTCGCGACCAATAGTATGCCCGTTCTTACACGCTTTCATCGACGACACCCTCTTCGTTTTCTTCCAGCTCCCATTGCTCGGTCGGCATCGCGTCAGGTTCCGGCGACAGCTCAGGCATGAACGTGATCATCAGGTCAGAGACGCCCAACAACGGCGTCTCGGTCAGCACCAGCGTGCCGTTCACTTCGCCGGGCACCGTGCTCATGAGTCGCATGCCGCACTCGGCGTAGATCTCCAGCTTCGGCTCTTCGTCGAGGTGGATCCTGTCCTGCCGCGTACCTTGGAACGCTTCGCGACCCTGATCGTACGACTTAAACTGCAGCGTCGAGATGCCGCCGGACACATGACGCACAAAAACCGACTCGAACGCATCGGCGAGACCGTGTTTCACCGTCCGCCGCACCAAAAGGTCGCCAGGAATCATCCCGGTGCCGTACGCGGACTCAACGCCGGGCTTACCGCACATCTTTTCTTGTAAAATGTCGCGCGTGTTCTTCGCGGTATCGGTCGCCAACCACATATCGATGGGTCGGTCGTATATTCGTCCCGGCCACCAGTCAGGGTACAGCCCGGTAAGGTGCAGCGCGTCCGCAAAACAGCCGCAGTGCGTCTTACCAGTTCTGTTTCCACCGAAAAGTGCAATTTCATCGTCCTTCGCTTCTGAGGCGAAGAACTGCATCTGCTTCGGATAGTGCGCCCGACCGAGCGGGCAGTTTTTCAGCGCCGGATGGTCAGTCGGATCCTGAAACCAGGTCACTATTTGGGTCTGATCCTGGATCTTCGCTCGCTGGCTCAGGATCTGGATCAGTTTCGTTGTCTCTGCCAGACTCAACGAGCTGATATTCTGCTTCGATAATAGACTCGTCAGCTGTGTCGGCAGCGGCGAGTAAACCCTGTCGATTAAATCTCGATAGGATTGTGGAAAGTTGCGCATGTGCCTGGTCCAACGTTAGGTTTTGCTTCACGTTGAGATCCATTTTTAGGTTCTCACCGAATTTTTCAGGAAAAAGGTTCGCGGCGATGCGCCCGAGCATCTTGGCGTCCCCCTTTACGGCTGACGCGGAGGCTGCGTGGTCAAAAACGCTACGAGCGATCTGATGCGCGTCGTCAAACCCTCTCTGAAAATCCGAATTTGCCGACAGCTCCTTATGAAACTGCACGTTCGTGGCGCCGACTGAGCGTAGCGCCTGCTTCACATCGGCGGTGTTCGCGTACGTGATCAGGAAAACTCGCTGCTTATCGTCCGTCCAATCGAATTCGTCCGTAACCTGCTGCGTACGGGCGATGCCCATACTCTCTTCGAGCCGGTTCACCGCCTCGCGGAACGTCGTGTTCCAGCTGAGTATCGCCAAAAACTCTGACTCGGTGCGTCCGAGCGCTTCAGCAGCGAGCGTGAAGTCTTTCAGCTCCGCGTACTTCTCAAGAAATTTCTTCTCGGCGGTACTCGGCTGCGCCGGTCCTGCCGGCGCGGTGTTCTTCTGCGTGTACGCGCGCCTGCGCGCTTCCTCCAGCTCCGGGACACCTTTGCCGTACACCGGCACCAGACCTTTCTCGACGCGTTGGCAGTCGATGCAGATGCTGCTGTTCGCTACGTAGCGAGCGGCGCGGTGGCCGGTGACGCATACGGCGCCGGTCCAAAAGTGTTTCCAGCCGCGCGCCTTCGCCTCTTCAAGAGAGACGAAGCGCGTCGGCTGGTAATTGTACATGTCCGGCCGGCCATCGCGCAGTGGCGCGACAGTCTCGGGCCGGATCTTCGGCCACTTGTCACTCATGCGCGGTGCCAATCCTCCGAACCACTCATGAAATTTCCTTTCCTGTCGTAGCCAGCGCTCTGCTGCCACATCAGGCACTCGTTCAACGACTCGTCGGGGTCGACAGAGTAGATGGCCTTCTGCCAGACGAACGCGAGATCTCCGATGCCAGGAAATCCGACACGGTCGAAGTCAACTAGCGTGATGTTGCGGAAACTGAATTCCACCACATCGCCAGGCTTCACCTGCATCGGAATAATCTGTCCGGTCTCAGCGCCATCTTCGAACCACAGCGTGCGGCCCGAGAGTTTGCTGGGCGCGAACTGCATGACCTTGCCGTCCGGCCCGAGCACGGGCGGTCCGTCGCTGATGGATTGCTGGAACGCCACTTTGCGCCGCTGGCGGCGACCGTAGCCGACCGCGATCACGACGCCTTTGTTGATCTCGACGCCTGGTGTCACCAGCGTCGGGTGCACGTAGGGTAACACCTTGACGAGCACGCGGTCGCGTAACACGCGCACGCGCTTACCGATTTCTTCCAGCTCTTCTGTGAGCATCATCATGCTGCCACCTCGACGGCGTCTACGTCGGTGTCTCGCATGAGACGTATCTTTCTGCCTACGCCATAATCTGAATCCATGCCGGCGGTGGCGGCGAAAGTGACTACGTCGCCAACTTTCGTCTCCATAGGTGCGCGTTCGCCGAGCGGGAGCATTCGTCCAGGCCCGACCGCGACCACCTCTCCTCGTAGCGTTCTTTGCCAATCAGGGAGTTTTATTACTCCCTCCGCTTTATCCAGGAGCGCCACCGCCACCAGATCGTCAAGCAATCGCTGACTGAAATCTATCTTCGCCATGTTCTGTACCTCTCACCTTACAGAATGAAAAATTTAATACGCGAGGCCGCTCACCGTTGCGAGGGCGCAAAGTTCGATAACTGCAACCACGGCGGTCGACGTGAACGGCTGGCCCGTGACGGAGTCAACGGCCGTGAACTGCATGCCGACCTGGCACAGTTGCGAGCCGATGTACGGGAACGTCATCTGCCACGCGGAAGCCAAAACCTGCAGATACATGGTCGCCGCGAACGCGGGATACGTAAACGGCGAACCAGCCGAGCCTACAGCGCCAGCCGGGTTCAATGTGATCGGGCCGCAGTTGGGCAGCACGACACTGTTCGTGATGTCATCGATCTCGATGCTGATCGAGGTCGGAATGACGGGCGTGTTCGTGTGATCCACGAACTGCAGATCCATGAAGATGTCCGTGTTCGGGTACGCCTTCACGTTGGCGTACGGCAGAATCGGAGACCCTTGCAGGTATCTGTTGCCTATGACGGCCATGTCAGTTTACCGCCAAGAGCGGTCGAGTCGGATGCCGCAGTAGCAGACACCCAAACGAATTTGAGTGAGGATGATCATCGCAACCCTTTCATCTTGCGTTCGCCGCTCTTGCCTTTGAATTCACGCACCGGCCGAGCCGATAGAACGTGCTTCGCGCGAGCGTGGACGGCAGTGTGCTCCGCCGTGGTCATGTGACCCGAGACCCAGCTGTCTGTCGCGTTGCGCATCGTGCGCTTCGTGTCTTCCTTCACGCGCTGCTTCTCGGTCGGCTCTTTGTAGGACGCCAGCTCTCCGTGCTGTTGACCCTGCTC